AATCCAGCCGTAGAAGAACCCGCACCACCGCCTGCAATAACTAAAAAATCAACATCAAATGAAACTGGTGCTGCTACAGATGGTTGAGTCAATATCCCTAAAATATTCATTGTTATTCAGTTACTCTACCTATTACATACCAGCTGTCTGTATCTACTTTAATACAAGACACTGCACCAAAAGTTTTTGTTATTGTGGGATTTGTAGATGTGGCACCTGTTGAAGCAATTGTTACCCCTGCACCTTGAGTGATACTTATAGTGCCAGTGGAACCGATTTTAATTAAGTTTATGACAGATCCGGTTGTAATAGCCACAGAGCTGTTGGGTGGGATAGTAACTGTTGTGGTGCCAGTGTTTGAGTATGTGATGAGTTTATTATCTGCATCTGCAACCACAAATGTGTCAGATGTTGTAGTTACGCCTCTCACAGTAAGATTAGCAATACTGTTCATTTGTGCAGCGGTTAAAACTTGCCCGGTTACAAAGGTGGCCATGGATCTCCTAGTAGCTCAAAATGTCTTCATTTAATAAACCATCAACGGCTGAGTCTAGCAAAAAACCTACGGCAAAGGGTTGAGCACATGAGAATGTGACTAAAAAAGAATTAGGGGTGATCTGATACTGGACACCGGCAATAACGCTGTCACTAACTACATTGCCTGCAGGTAAGGTTTGAGTGACCTCAATAGGATTAAAAATATCAAGCTCTAAAGCTGCAGTAACTCTTGCCGGATCCTCTTGGCTATAGGCATCAATGGTTAATGAGTTAAGTTGTATATCAACACCCTGCTCTTTTCTTGAAGCAATGATCATTTGAGCCTGTTGTAAGGCATCTGCCTCAGTCTGCATAATTCCAGACCTAACCCTAGAATGTTGGAAATAATCATCAATGCTTGTGGTATCACTTGCGGTCTGACCACTTAACCCAGCAGGCGTGACTGTGACTTTGTTGATCATTTGAAAATCAGATATATCAAATTGCACCTGTTGATAAGTAATATCTCCAGACAAAGCCACATCTGAGAATTTTGTCAAGGTGCTACCTGAGTCTGTAATAATATCTGTCCTTGACAAAAACTTAACAAAGCCCCTTTGATCAACATATAAAGCTCCGGCCTCAGTCTGCTCTACCTCTTGAAGAGCTGCTAACAAAGATCTTGAGTTGCCATTGTCAGCCTGGACAGTAGTAGTAGCTGTTGTAGATATGTCCCTCATACCGCCTGGCCATTCTCCAGCATCTAATAAGCTAGTCACTCTTTGAGCTGTAGTTTGCCCTGCAGTGCCGCCGCTGACTGAGGTTATTGTGGTCAGATTTAGCAATTGAAAACCATCAACACAATTTAAAGTTACATAGGCAGGATCAAAACCGGTTGGGCTTTGGTAATTCCACTCTTGCACATAAAAAGATCCTAAGCTGTAAGTGACATTGTTAAAAGCGGCAGTCATGCGGATTTTGCGCATAGGTTTAATTTTGCCAAACAAAGGTGATGATGTGTTAGCCGGATTAAATTGACCAGTCTGATCTACAAAAACAATCTTGGCACTGCCACCAACAAATGAGTCAGATGATCTATTAAAGGCACGCCTTATGTAGCACTGTGTTACAAAGCTTGTTATATCTACTATGTCAGCCGCAGCGGTACCCAATACTGCAACATCTAAAGGCGTGGCAGGATCATCAAGAACAAGAGCAGGGTCAAAACTAGCTCCATTGCTAAAGTCAATCTCAGCTTTAAATATTGCCGCCGGCATTATCTACCTAGATTACTTAATTGAGTTACAGCTCCAGTGCGGTTGAGGTTATACAAAACATCTTGGATTACAGATTGTAATTGACCCTCTGAGATTACAGAGCCGGCAACATTCACAGTAACTCTTGTGCCCATGGAACCCATGCGATCTAGTGGGATGACAGCCTCAGCTCCGGCCTCACCAATTAAAGCTTGTGTTGGTCTTGTAACAATACCGCCCTCTGCCATAGGTGTAAAACCTAGAGCCAAACCTAAAGCTCTACCAGCTGCGGTTGAAGCAAAGTTAGGATTATTTTGCGGCAAGATTGGACTAACGGCAAAATCTGACCCACCAATGATCTTACCACCTGCACCAATTTGTGAAGGATCTACACCTAAACCAAGTAATACTTGTTGCCCAGTTGATAAAGATGCAATTGTTTTTTGTTTTGTTGCAATTGAATCTAGCAAACCAAGCATTTTTTGTAGCTCACTATTAGCGGCAAACAGTCCTTGTAGATACAACAAAACAGCGGTTGTAGTCATGCCCCATTTTTTAGCTAACATCTCAATTTCTTCAGTAGTGATTTTGCCATCTGCTATGACTTGCAAAACATCCGCATATCTTTGAGCCTCATCAACAGCATCTTTAGTGCCGTCTCTTAGTTTTTGCAAGATTTTTACACGCAGCTCATCTTCGGCATTTAACTTGCGGCTTAAGGCGGCCTGTAGGTTGATCCGGTCTAAGTCAAACATAGACTCTAATTCAGCCTTTTTCTTATCCAATGCGGCTTGAGCAGTTTTTTCTTTTGTGAGTTTTTTTGTTTTGTCTAAGGCGGCAGCGGCAAACTTGTCAAACTTAGCTTGTAAGGCGGCTAGTTTTGCGGCAGCGGCTTTTTGTTCCTCTGTTTGCGTAACAGTTTCTTTTGAACTTTCGGCAATCTTTTTGCCATCCTCAGCTAAACCTCTAAAGCCTTCAATCCAACCGCCCAATACCGGGATGGATTTAGCAGAGCCAAAAAAGAATTTAAGGATTGGATCACTATTAATTTTTTCACTCAGCCCACCAAAAGCATCTGTTATCTTATTAACTTTATCAGCTAAAGCAATTACAATGTAGCCACCATTTAGTCCTAACAGTTCTAGCTTTGAACCAAAAACATCTGTGGCATTACTACTACCAATAATAATTTCTGCAGCTGTAATAAAACCTTGTCCTAAGTTTTCTTGAGCTTCCCCTGCACTTATCTTTAGGTCATCTATTTTTGAGCCAAAAGTGTCAGTGGCTCTGGCTGCAGCACCGCCAAACTTAAGAGTCAAATAATCGGTTATGTCAGCTAAGCCCATCTCTTTGGCTGTCACTGCATCAAATCCAAGACCTAACTGACCCAAAGCTTTAAAGTTGCCTCTGTTTGCTTTAGCCAAGGCATCTGAGACTGTTGCTAATTCAAGGCCGGAGCCTTTGCTTGTGTCAATTGCAGTATTCAACAAGCTTTGAGCTTTAGTCAAATCACCGGTTGAAATAATTAAACCATTCAAAGCAGGTGTTAATTGATCCTCAGTAATATTTGTGGCTGTTTGTAGATCTGTAATAAATGTTTTAACACTACCTAATGAACCAAGCTCGTTAATTGCACTAAGAGATTGCTCTATGGATTTGTCAAGTCTTTCTTGCTCTAATGCAGCCTTTACAGATGATCTTGCCAGTCTATCCAAGGCTATTGCTGCACCAATACCGGCGGTAACTAAGGCAGCTTTTGATGCAAACTTGCTAGAGGCTATAAATTTGTCAAAGCCTTTAAGCTCTTTTGTCGCCTTTTGCAAACCCTTTTTATCAAATTTTGTTAAAAAGTTAATTACAACATTTTGACTCAGTGCCATTAGTTACCTCTAAACTTATTGCCCAAATATTTATCTATGGTGGCTTCAATGCCGGCAATTGCTTGTGCGCCTTTTTCCGCTGTAGCTTTGTAGATCACTCTTTTGCCTTTACCATCCCCGGCAATTGCGCCATGAGCTTGTGACACTTTGCGGATAAAACCTTCACTAGCATTAGGGTTGCGGCTTACTCGCCTTGTCTTACCCCTGCTCCTGGCAGTGCCACCGCCTGTTAATTCAAAAATTATTCCGGGCACCGATTTATTTACCAGTGCTAAAGCCGTCACAGAAAAAGTAGCACCTTTGACCCTTTGTTGCTTAACTTTTGCACTTGTAATTTGTATGCCTGCAATGGCATCCGCTTGTGACCATTGCCATCTTGATTGATTTGTTTTTCCATAAGTACGGCCTCTATGGTTTTGATCGTAAGCCCATCCCCAATTAGTAGGGTAATAAGGCTTTGTATCTCTCCAGCCTGGAAAGACCTCAGATGGTATAAAACTTTTAGCTAATTTTTCTACAGGCTTTATTTGTTTGCGCAATTCTTTTTTAAATATTTTTTGCGTGTCAGGATCAACCTCTTCCATCTTTTTCATAATCGCATCTAAATTTTGAATATAAACAGCTTTGAGGGATCTATCTGACTTAAGCTCTGCCACTATTTCCGCCTGACTGTCCCTTTTGTTTTTGCAGCCTGTTCTTGCAATATTGCTTTAATCGCCATATACACAGCGGGATCAACCTCTAAAAGATCTTTAGGACTAATACCTGTGCTGACCGAAATGGCGGCGACTTCCCAAATTTGTCCATGTCGGTCTAGCCATTTTTTGCTTCATACAACAAATCAACATCTATAAATTGATTGATGTAATCATCACCAAAAGCCAGTTCAGTCTTGCCAAGATCTTTTTCTAATTTCCAAGCAAGCCACCACAAATCAGACTCCATTTGTAGCTCACCTAATCTCTTACGCCATCCTGTCTTAAACTCAGCCTCAAAGGCCACTTTGACAGATGGCGTAAGATCATAAGCAATCTTTTTGCCGTCTTTCTTTGTTATTTCAATCTTGTGCATGTCCCACCTTTTCTTTTTAGCTTGTAGCTTTTGTCAAAGCTGTTACTGGAAAAGTAACGCTTGCCAAAGCTGCGCTGTCTGTTGATCCTGCAATAGGTGTCCATTGCGTGATCAAACAAGACATTGAATAACTTGGATTTGTAGCGGTAACTGTACCTGTTACTGGTATTAATTTGATTGCCAGTTTAGACCCAATTGCATCTTCAAAAAGACTGTTCACTGAGGCTGCCGCAAAATCGTTAAATATCTCCATGCTGAGAGATGACACTTCTACGCCACCAATCATATTCTGCACAGTATCATTCATGCTTGTAATAGTTACAGCTTCGACTTCTCGGTTAAGACTTACAGTGCTGACAAATGAAGATATGGTTGATGTACCTACAATGACTGCTACTTTATTACCCATAAATATGGCCATATTTTTCCTTTCGCTAACCTATCAACTCTACTGCGTACTGATAACTTAGGTAGTCAATACTAGCGGATGTTATTGTGCCTGGTGATGCAGACACAACTCTTAAAGTTTGCACTGCACCGCTTAGTGTTTTATCAGCCTCAATAGCGGCTTTGATTGAGGTTGAACCGGATGAGCTGAGTAGCCCATCCAATCTTGATTGCCCATCTTTTTCACTCATTCGACCAACCATCACAATGATGTTGCAGGTTGCAGAGTCAAAGCCTCTGTTAAGTGTGTAATCATAGTTCATAGACAATTGGCCGATCACTGCAAAAGCATTATTGGTTGGCACATTTGTAGAGTCCGGCACATAATCCAAAACCCTTAAGCCTGTGATTGCTGTAAGAGCTGTCTTTAAATTTGTTCTAACTGTACTTGGTACCATTTAGGCTATTGCAATCTTTTGATAAGCTCTAACCATTTGAGATACATCTCTGCCTACTGGAGACATGCGTATCACTCCTAGATCGCCTAGACCTAATACCCCACCCGGAGCATCTTTACGCTTGTATAGATCAGCTGTAAGAATTAGACAAGCTACATTGACATCACTAGGTACAGATGGCCAGCCAAATTTAGCTGTGACCTGTACGCCGGGGCGTAAGCCGTTTTGTGTCAGGCCAGGGAATATAGGCCATGACTCAGTATTTGAGACCATAGTCAATTGTGTAAAGGGTCTGCCTAAAGCTGCAGCTGTAAGCGGATCCATAATAAAATCTGTGTTTAAAGTTAGCGTTTTTGTATAAGTGCCATTGCCGCCTTCATCTACTTTTACTATAAGGCCGGTTGTACTACTAATGTCATCTGTATAAACAAAAATATCTGAGTAAGCTCTATAAAGGCGTGTTGTAGCTGTAGCATCTGCATAAAATCTGCGATTAGCAATTTTATCAATTGAGCGTGAAGATGACTCTACTAATTTTTCTAATAAGGTGTCATCTGTTGTATCTGAGATAGACAAATAAGCCTTAATCTCAGCCAGTGTTGCATATCCATTTGTTATAGCCATGGTTGATATCCAAAATCTGTAGTGCTCTGGGACATTAAGCAAACTCCAATTCTTAAATACCAACCATAGTTAGGATCTAAGCCCCCTGGAAGGGTAGGGGGCTTAGAAGCTTTACTTTAGAAGCTTGGTGTTGCCAAGCCGGTGCCGTTAATTTGTGCAATTGCTTTTGGATAACGCTCAGCTGTAAATGCTGACATTCCGAATAGCACAATGTTAATTGCTACCTTGCCGTTTGGCTCTTCAAATGTGACATAAGTAGGTGCATTTGTCTCTTCAAACAAGTGACACTCATTTAGATCTACAACAAAGATTGTGTCTTGGTTTGTAGATGCGCCAACATTTGTCGCAATATTGGCATCAACAATAATTGGCAAGCCAAGTATTGAATATCCACTTGCACCATAAGTAGGTGTGCCATTGCCGGTACCCATAGCATTAACTGGGTTATAGGCGTTTGGTACAACCAATGGGCGATTTTGCCCATCAATGCCTGATAGGAAAAATCCTAGACGGCGTGGGTGCATGATGATTGCGTTTGGATTTACAAAGATATTGCTTTGAATTTGTTGGATCGCATCTGCAAGCTTTGGATATAGACCTGACACTGTACCTGTGGTAGCTGTGTAAGTTACCAAAATACCGCTTGTCATTGTCTTAAGACCTAGAGGCTGTCCATTAGATCCGCTGCCGTTAAGGATCGCATCATCAAGTTTTGTGTTATAGGCTCTGATTAAATCACCTAGCACAATTGACTCAATGTTGTATCCACGCAGTAAGGCTTGCTTTGATACTGAGGCTTGGCCAGAGATTGTATTTACATCTACTGTCAAGGTTGTATCTGACATGTCTTGTGATACTGCAGCTGTGTTTTGTGATGTCTGATAAGCAACTGTATTACCGGTTGAAATCTTAGACAATACAACACTCATGCCTTGGTTAGGTAAGGTGTGTTTGCGAGCTGCATCTGCAAATGGGCGACCAGCTCTAGCTAGTGGCGCATATAGATCAACAAGGTATTGAGGTACTACTAAGCCTGCAAAGCTTGATGTTGACACTGCACGCTTTTCAACAGCCATCTCTCTTTGGTGACGTTGGATGCGCTCTAATGCATCACCATCTGTTTTAAAATGGGACTTAAGTGCATCTGTCATAAAGTCATTGCCAGAGCGTGTTGAGTATGTAAGCTCTTCGCTTACAACGCTAAACCCACCGGCTCTTGACTCTTTCTTTGGCTCTACATTCGCATCAACTTTGGCTGCTAATTCAGCTGCCTTTTGATTGCGAATTTCAATATCGGACATCTGCTCAATTCTTTCATCTAACTTTTTTACTTCAAGGTTAAGTGCCTCTACATTGGCAAGTTCAACCTCTGATAGATCCCGGGCTTCTTCAGCCGCACGCTCTACTGTTGATGAAATAAGAGCAGTCTTTGTTTCACGCTTCTCACGCAGAGAGGCTAGAAATGTATTAGACATTTTTCTCCTATAAATTAGTTTGGTTTGTTTGAGAAGGTGTAACACGCTGCAATGCAGGGTTAGGTGTTCTACGATTTATATTATATCTGTTTTTTTTAAATTTTGTAATATCAAAACAGCTGTGTTGTATCTAGGTTTGTCATCCTCTTCATCATCTTCTCTGTCTTGATTAGCTATATTTTCTGACCAAGTTTTGCCAGGATCTCCACCCCATAGAGCCCAGGCAATCCTGCCGTTTGATGGATAACCCTCTTCACCTGGACTGAAACCCTGAGCTTGTTTATCTACTTCATGTCTTGCAAAAAAAGATACCATGCGATTGACTGTCTCTAAAGGCAGATCTTTACCGCCGGCAATATCCCGACCCCTAGCGATACCTACCTCAGTGCCACCTCTACCAAACTCTTTACGCCAATCTAAACCTCTTTGTGCCTCTGCCCTCATAGCCGCCGTTGGTGTATAGCTTTCGGCTCTAGCTTCATTTTGAGCCGCCCATCTGTTGCAATAATAATTATCTTTGACATTGGCATCCCACAGGTCACAATAGCCTGCCTCATAAAAATAACAGTTTGCGCAATTGCGACCCTCTGGCACATCTTCGCTATTTGCCGGTCTATAGTTTTCTGGTAACTCTCTTGTACCAAACTCTGAAATGTTTATAGCTGTCAATTGTTCATTGGCTTGTGCTTCGGTTTTGTGACAGCCTAGTAACTCATTGCCTTCATCTTTTACTACTGCGTAACCTTCGCAGTCCGGATGATTATTTACTACGCTGTATGGCATTTAAAATTTTCTTTGCTTCATCTAATCTAGGTGTCATCATTGGTGCACCCTCACGCACTCCAGATATAGCAGCTAGATCTCCATAAGCTCCAAAGGTAACGAGTGAGACCTCTGCTAAATGTGCCTTGATGCGCTCCATAACGCCATCTGGTCTTTTGCGGTTTTTGATTGGCATGAAACCAATAGAGAGCTGATCTAAAGCTCCATCTTTTACTAGCTCAAGAGCTTCATCACCCTCTCTAGTTTTGGAAATCCTAAATTCAGCATAAAGTCCTTCATCTGTCTCTTTTAATAGTGTCGCTCTACCCAACACATTATTTTCTCCATGACCTCTTAAAAGCTTGACCCGGTGGGGAGCTCTAATAACTTCGGCAAAAACACCTTTTCTAAATATCTCAGTCAATGTGCCATTTATGCGCTGCTCTTTATTGTAAGGCACTGCTATACCAAAGATTGTGCGACCATCACCATTGGCAAGGCGTAGTTGTAACTCTACTGAGTATTGTCTATTTTCTATATCATTGTTCATCTGTCACCTCTTGTACTTGTGAGCTTGCATCTACTTCATCATCAAACTCGCCCTCTTCATAATCCATAGACTCAAGATTTTCTCTGTCACGCACTTCATCAACAGTTAAAAATCCACTTGACAAGGCGGTTGCGTAGGCTGCATACCTACTAGCTGTATCTGTCTTCAGCATTGACTCATACTTAAACTTGGCAGTTTGTCCACGCACTAACAGATCTGAGAAGGCGGCCTCAATTCTCTCAGCTATTGGTTGTATAGAGAATTTGATAAGCTGTAAGTTTTCTTGTTCAACATTGCTATAAGTACGGCTGCTATTAGGTGCGCCTAAGTAATACGCAGGCAAACCAAGAATGTTAGCCGCCTCGGTTAACCCGGCTGTTTGTGCCTCAACCAATTGACTCTCAGCTGCGTTACTACTCAAAACCTCAAAGTCTGTTGATGCGTTCATTACTACCGGTGATCTATTGCGTGATGAGTACATTGACATCCATGCAGACTTTAAAGCATCTGCCTCTTCACTTGTTAAATCTGGGTTGGCTGATTTAATAACAGCTGTGGGATTTACGCCACCATCAAAGTATCTAGCTGCATATTCATTTATAGCAATCTCTTTACCTAGTGATTGTTTTGCAACAGCTAAGATGCCTCTGCCAACAAGATCACCCGGCATTGTAAAATTTTTGATATGAAATATCTCTGATCGGTCATAAACCTTTTCATCAATGCGATAAACAATTTTGCCTTTATCTCTTGACACTTGCACCCGGTCAGGTGCGACTGGATAAAGACTGTCTGGATAACCATTAGCACCTGGCTCACCTAACACTGCAATGTAATTACCATCCATTAACAAACCTGCAGCCATGGCTGCAATAGTTTCCATTCTTGTCTCTGTTGGATTAGGTCTAGCCAAGATGTTTGGTTTAGGTATTACTTCTCTGCCATTGCGATATGCACAAAGTTCAAGTGCGCCTATTGCATCTGCAATTAAAGAGATACCTCTGAAGATTGCAGGTATGCCAAGTGCGGTGCGACCATCTACATAGGTGCCTGCATAGTTGCCTTCAAAAAATCTACCGACTCTACCAAGAGAGTCCACATAACCACTAGATGTATAAACAAGGCCGGGTTGTATCTGTCTCTTGAGTAGCTTGCCAAGCATTATTTACCTCTAACCTCTAAAGCAACGCCGAATAAAATTAAAAATACGCCGCCCAATAATACTCCAGAAATCAAACTAAAGGATGCGACACCTAAGACTATCAGTAAAGATCCTGCTACTTGTAAAATAGTTGATATGTATTTCATTAGTACATCTTACTCCTTGCCACTGGTCTCTCTTCGATTGTAGTCACTACTCCATAGCGTGCCAGCGTTACCGCTACAAGTGGCGTGATGTTTGTTGTGCTCTGTCTATTCCATGCCCATGAGTCTCCTAGTGGTCTTTTAGTAGAGCCAAGGATTGCAGCTCTAAGGTTTGGGTCATCTATGTGACAGATTGTTTTTGCTTGTACAGCATCATAAAAAGATCCACAAGCTCTTGCATAATCTCTAAGATGTATTGCCATTACCCCTACATTCTCTTTTTGCAGCTCTGCAATAAGTGAGGCTGCAGGTGAGCCGGTATCTATAACAACCTTTGTCTTATATCGCTTACACAGCTCAATCAATTTAGGTAGTACCCAAGATGTGCCCTCTTTACACTCAATCAGCTCTACAGGCGTGTAATGTAAAACTTTGCCGCTGACTGCAATAGCAGCTCTGTCACGCTCCCTAGATATATCTACACCAAAGACCACCTGATCACCCAAAACTATGTCAGTCCTAGCTAGTGCATCCCAAAGCTCTGTTTGAATAACCTGCACTGCATCTTTGGCCGGCCAAACATTAAGCCACTCTTTTGTAAAGATCTCCGGGCTATTAGTCAATGAGGCCTCTTTTACAGCTTCAAGCAAAACACCCTTTTCTTCATGCAAAGATGGAATTGCCTGATACCAAACATCTTGATCCATATAGTCAAAATCATCTGACATTGGTGACCATTCAAACCAAGCTAGTTTGTTGGTTGGCTCTGCAATCTCTCTATGTCCAAGCTCTCTGTAATGCTCTAAGAGCTCTGACTCACCTGGTCTGCCTGCATTAGACATAATCCAAAGCTGACCATTGCGCTTTGTTGCCAGTGTTGGCTGCAGGTTTGCTATGAGAGATAGTGGATGTGTAAGTGCTTCATCAATCACCATTAAATTTAAACTAAGTCCTCTGGCACCTTTGTCATTAGGTGTTACAACACCATAGGTAGATCCATTGCGCATGTAGATTTTCTCATTGCCATTAGTTTTTGACACTCTTGCAATACGCTTTGAAAACTTTGGTGACATCATAAAACTTAATAGATGCTCTTCCCATTTAACCTTGGCCATGTTGCGATCTTGAGCTGTATAGGCCACATGTCTTTTAGGTTGTAGTAACTCATAAGCAATGCGTGTTTCTATCAGTTTTGACTTGCCGCTTTGTCTGCTTACTTGGGCTGCAACAGTGCGGTATTTATACATGCCATCTTTGTCTTTTTCTAAGCCCACATCACAGACATACTTTTGCCACTCAAACAAACTAAAGCCTAAGAGCTCTGCTACAAGCTGCATCTTGTCGCCATCTGTGTCACAAGTTTCATCTCTGAGTGATGCCCACCTGGGTGGACACTTACTTAAAAATGTCATCTGCCTCTGGCAAGCCGCAATAAGTCCAGATCTCTCTAAGCTCTCTGGATATGGATGGAATGGTGTGTGTGTTTTCGCCTGTCTTCTCAATAACATCCCAGGCTGTTGCCAAGCCTAGTAAAGCTACCTGGGTGACACCATCAATATCTACACGCCCCTTCAAAGCGTTATTCATTGCAGCTGTATGTCTGCCAATTGCAGGCTTACCACTTACGGCTGTTTTTAACGGCTTTCCTTTTTTTGTTGCCATAGATCGCCCCCTTAGAATAGTTGCAATGTGCACATGCCGGCCTTAGAGTACCAACCCAAAGCTCTGGAGCCGGGAAGGTGTCAATAGGTGGATCATGGTCAATAGTTGTAGCTGCAGCCTTTTTGCAGTAAAAACAAGCCGGTTGCGTAGCCAAAATAATCCGCCGCATTTGTTTGTAATGAGCGTTATATTTTCGACTTTTTACAGTCTTCATAACAAAATTGTTATCTTTTTTTTCAAATCACAGCTAGCTTCGGGGAGAGAGAAACGCAGAACGGCGGCGTATTCCGCAAGCGTGCGTTGTGGGAAAAAACAGCTGTCATTTTTTAATCTATTTTAGATACTAAGACATGCAGAGTGCCTGATCCTGAGGCTCCAACAGCCCACAAATCCTCACCCTCAGTTAGCGTAAGCCTTACCTCATCACCATTGTCTAACAGATAACCATTACTTGTTGTAACACCGCTGTTGCCAATATGAGTTGCGTGTTTAGCATGTAGCAATACATCTCTGCTCACATTATCTACACTAACTATTGACTGACTTGTTGTCGTCACTGTTACTTGACTTGTTATTATCGCCATCTATATCCTCTTCACTTTGTAGTCTCACATCTTTGAACCTTTTAAAGTCTGTGTGCTGTACTTTACCAATCCACTGTTTGCGTTGGTGCTCCATCTGAACACCTGTGTGTGCGTATATCTTATAGCCAAAGCTCTTAGCTCTTATGCACCACAGTAGATCCTCACCTATCCATTCTTGATGCAGTGGCATATCCTGGTAATAGCACCATTTGTCCCCTTGGTGTGTTTGATCGGCTTCTTTTTTAAACCTCTCAAAGACGGATCTATGTACCAGGATTGCTCCTGTCCCAGCTGCATCAATCTCAACAATGCTATCAGGTTCATAATCATGTAACGCATATAAGCCACTGTCTTGACCCATCTTAAAGATGCAAGGCACTGGCTCTAAGTAGGGCTTGCCCACATCCCAGCCACCATGTACAACACCTGACACAATAGGTCTGGTCTTAGCATCTGCCGCTGCTATGAGCTTCTTAAAGTCATTGACTGTAAAGCGTTGATCAGTGTCTATCTGCAACAGCCAATCATCTTTGGTTTTCTCCATAAAGGTTGCAACCACTTGATTGCGTAAGCGACTGATAACACCTGATCCTTGCAATGATATGAATTGCCCCAATTGCTTTTGAGATCTAGCTACATCCAATAAGCTTGTAAGAAAGTCTGTTACTACATAACCCGGTGAGCAGATACCAATTGTAATTTTCTCTGTGTCTTTCATATAGACATCCAGCCTATGTATTGGGCATCTGGATTATCAAGTAGCCATTGCTCACGCAGCTTGTTTTGATGTGCCCAATCAATATCAGTATTTTCAGCCACTAATGCCATCCCTTCATGAGCCAATGAGACCATGCCCCACAGGCGTTTGCTACACCAAATCTATCAGTGCCATATCTGTTTTTAAGGTATTTGATATGCCAAGTAATTTGTTGCTTATATGTAGCTGTAGCTAAATAGACAGACCGGCCTTGTGGTAATCCATAATGAGATCCATTCTTTGCCCGAATATCCCATTGGCTATTTTCCATTGTGATTAATGATGTAAGGCAGCTGTATTGATCTGGGCTTTGATCTAACTGTTTAAAATATTCCATTTGATATGTTCTACGATTTTCAAGTGCATTTACAGGATTTATATTAAGTGCAGTTATCATTACAAATATTGACACTTGGGAGACTAGATTTTTAGGAAAGCCCCCCCTACCCCCCCATTGAAAACTATGAGGTAGGTAAGAGCGTCTGACACCCGGTATGACTGAGTTCCAGTGTAAGCCCCCAACAAAGCGATTGAAATTTAACATAGGTAATCATCCTTTACAAATCATTAGTAAAGTGCGTGTTGAGCCTTAGCTGCAATCTGACAGGTCAAACACAATTGATCCGGCATAACCCATTGGCCGCACTTTGTACATCTAATTGGTTCACTCACAAGTTGGCTCTGCCTCTTGTGCAGCTCGCTCCAATAATACATCTACAAGCTCTAAGAATGGCCTGCAGTGTCGCTTAGTAACAAAGTAACACTCAACCTCAATCTGCCTTGCATTGTCATAAATTGTGGCAATTGTCCAGAATTGTCTAGTTGATACCGGTATTGCAAAGACACCTTTTGTAACCTGACTCATGTACACATAAGCAAAAGGTTTTAAGATCTTTTGATCAAAACCATAGACAGTATCTACTAAGACCAAAGAATGTGGG